TAGAAATATTTATAATTCTGCAAAATGGAATATAACTAATGGTTCTGCCTATGAGGATACATCTTCTCTTGATACAATTCCATTCCCAGAAAGTTCTGTGACTAGGCTTGAAAGATCTACTCCTTTTGCTGGTACCACAGTAGAAGCAAAATCATCTATTAATATTAGTAATACTAAAATAAATACTGATTTAGATAATATCTGTATTTCTGGATATGCGTATATAGGTCAATCAAATATCAGTTCAATAGCATTTGGATATACTTATTTTAATCCTTCAACAGGCGAGACCGTATTGATATCTGATTCAATGGATATCAATACTTATGATGTAGGAACCTGGGTTCTTTTTTCTTCAACATTTGATCTTCCCCCATTAATTGCAAATAACTATAACATGTTTTTTAGTTTTACCGCAAAAGATTCAACTGTTGGTTCTACATATTCTGTTTTAGTTAATGGTATTACTATTGCTCAATGGTCTGAACTTTTTAATACATACTCCTTGGGTGTTTATCCATCAAATCTTCCAGACAATATTGCATTGCCTTCTGATTTAAAAGGTATTGTTGCAAACCAATACGGATCTTCAACAGAAAATGCATACTACACTTGTTCATATAAAATACTTTATGGTAAAAATTTTGGGATACCTTTAGTTTATGGATCTTCAAATTCTACAGATTTATATCCAGGAATGATTGATCCTGATACCGAACAAATGCTTCCATCTTTAATTTTTCCAGGGTATGGATTTTTAAATGAACGAGGAAAATATAATAACTATACCATTGAGATGTGGATAAGACTAAATGCAGATACAGCAGAACCATCAAAGATCTTTGGTCCAATAGCATCTAATGATGGTTTATATGTAGAGAGTGGTTTTTTGACATTAGTAGTAGGCAATAAGTTTCAACCATATTATGTTGGTGAATGGTTTAGACCAATGTTAATTCACATAAGATATATTGTTGGAAATATCAGCGTTCTTTTAAATGGTGAAGAAATAATTAGTATTACTTTATATGAAGAAGATTTACAATTTCCAAAAGAGTTTAAATCTGGAACTAATAAGTCTCAAGATTGGTTAGGATTTTATACTTACGAAACAATTCATCCATTAAGCATAGACTCTTTATCAATTTTTTCTTATTCTGTACCAAAAGAAGTTGCCAAAAGAAGATGGGTATGGGGACAGGCAGTAGTTCCATTAGGAACAACAAATGCATCATTAAATGCTAGAACAATAGTTAATGATTATACATATTCTGGTTATGCTGTTAATCATAGTTATCCTGATTTTGCAAAATGGAAACAAGGATTTTCAAATAATGTTGATACTAGTGGTAATGCTTTAAAACTACCAGAATATAAATTGCCAATAATTAATATTGGAACAAAATCACTTAAGTCCTGGTATAGCGATTTGAACTCAATTGTTTCAGGTTTGTCTTTGGGATATTTTAAATTTGCTCCAAATTCTGCATGGGATCAAACATCTTCTAATTTTTATTTTGAAAACTTAGGATTTTTGAATACAAAAATGAAATCATTCTATGGAATATTTGAATCAGATGGTTTATCAACAAATGATATATTGTTTAAAGTTATTAATAAAATGAATCAAGATAGTTTTCAAATAACTCTTAATGCTGATGAAGTCACATATTCAATAAATTTAGATGGAGTTGATAGCATTATAGCAACAGAAACTATTACCATTGATGAAAAATTTTCAGTAGGAATTGATTTATCTAAAATTTCTTTGTTGTCATATGAGAATATTTCTAAATTTTTTGAAAACCTATCCTTGCTTTCCATGTATATTGCTGGAGATGAATCTGATTATTTTAATGGAAAAATTTATAAAGTAGGTTTTGATGGAGAATATAATAATAAAAAAATACAGTCTTCAATTAATTCTTCTGGTATTTTTAATTTAAATAGTGCATCAACATTAATAAATCATACTGCAAACTATACACTTGTTCCAATTTTAAAATATGGTTTATTTTTTGCAGATGTTGCTGTTTCTGGATATTGGCAAGACTATATGCCACTTACATACTTTGCAAAATATGTAAAAAATAATACAAATGATTTAGTTTATGATTTAGACTTTCTTCAGTTTAATGTTGACTATCCAGAACCATTAGAAACTTTTACAACTTCCGTAACTGGAACATCATCATATTCTGAACTTAATAGTAAATTTGCTACTCCATATCAAAAAACCTATGCATATTTAGATAATAGTGCATTTACTGGCTGGAATGATTATGAATCTTTAAGACTTTCTTTAGTAGAAAAATATTATTATAATACAGAAAAATCTGTTATTAAAACTTCTATTTCATTTCAAAAAATAAAAGATGGTGCAAATAAAACTTTATTAGATTTTTCAAATGTTGTGCAATCTGAAATATCATCTATTGTAGATCCAAATAATTCAACATATGATTGGGAAGATTCTGCTTTTGCTGTTGTAGACGGATCTATAATCTATCCACCATTAAAAAATATTGAAAGTCGTGCAGTTGATTTTAATGATATGGGAATTGTATATCATCTTGAATTTAATGTTAACGGAATTTATCACAATAAAATTGCATTAAAACAATTACAGATTGCTTCTCAAGTTTTAAATGCTGTAGATTTTACTCCTATAGGAACTAAGTATGGTATTGATGTTTATCCATACTCAAAAACTGGTTTATATTATAACTTTAAAGAAAAAAATCCAATCTCAACATATAAAGGAAGCACTCCATATCTTTATCTAACTAGACATTCTGGTTGGAGAATAAGGGGTACCTTTGATGAATTTATTGATCGTGGAATTTCTATTCCAATAAATAAAGAAAAAAATAAAGATATCAAGGTTAACTCTATTCAAACTTGGATCAAGTATACTGAAAAAACTTTCCCAACTGGAGAAATAAAGATAATGTCATTAGTGTCTAAAAATAATACATATGACTTTTATTTTGATGCAGATACAACTCTGGAACGTGCAAAAATATATGCAAAAGATAGAGAAAGTGGAATTATTCAAAACCAGTTTAAGTATTATGTAAATGGTCAGTTTACCAATAATCCATATATTATTCGTGAAGAATGGGCATCTTTAAGTATCGCTTTTGGAAGTCTTTTAGATTTTACAGAGTTTTCAGGAAGACTAAATCTTAATGGTCCTCTTATTTATAATAATGTTTCATATTATTTGTCCAGTAACCTAGAACAGGAACAAAGAGTACAAACACGAACATGGGCAGAAGTTCTCGGAACATCTACAGGAATAAATCCTTGGTCATATTGGGAATCGCCAGTAGGCGTAGGAGATATTCTATGGAATGATGTTAAGATTATTTCTGTTAGTGAACTTGCCCTTGTTGATCCATCCGTAGGATATTCAAAATATATAGGAAATGATAGAATAATCATTGATGATGGTGTTGGTGGGTTATTAATTAACCCAGAACATGTAATAAATAGTAATACCTATGACGATGTTAGGCTTTATGGTACGACAGAATGGTTGAATAGTACAAGGATTGCAGTATAATCTGGTATACTTATTGATATGGACGCATCTAATAATCCACTGATTAGTAAAAAAACGGGTAAACCAATAGTTAATAATGTTCGCCGTAAGGTCATTGACAAACATTATGATTGGGGACTTTATGTATACAAGAAGTCTAATGGCAAATGGTTTACTGATGGAAATGGTTCTGTTTTGAATATTCCATCTATGAAAGGTGATATTACACAGATCACAAAATTGAAGCAGGCAGCAATGTATAACGGAGATCCAGGAGATGGGTCTGTAGTATTTGTTCCAGGACTTACCAGAGTAACAGAAGAAGAATATTCAGAACAAATGGAAAGGCTCAAGCAGGGATTGATTCCTTCAATGAATGACCTGGGTGCATGGAAAGCAGCACAAGACACAGTAGATAAATATGGCAGGGGAGTTTTAGATGAGTGATGATATAGAATATCAGTATGTAAGTGCGTCATTAAATACACAGGAGCAAGAAGAAAGTCAGTTTAAGAAGAGTGACCCATTCACTCAAGACTGGACACTACTAAAAGATTTAATGGGAATAGAACAAAATTTTAAAAGACGTACTGCAAGAAATATTGGAAAGGCTGTAGACACATATAGTTCTGCAGTAATGACAAGAAGTCAGCAACCAACAGCAGCATATCTAGCATCAGCAAATTCAGATCAAACTGGACAAGATGGTACTGGATCAAAAACTATTAATCCTGGAACTGTATATAGAAATGGTTATGGTTTATTCGATGTAATCACTCCACCATATAATTTATATGAACTTGCAAATTTTTATGATACATCATTTGCTAACCATGCTGCTATTGATGCTAAGGTAGAAAACGTTGTAGGACTTGGATATCATTTTGAAATGAATGCTCAGACAATGATGAAGTTGTCCTCTGCAACTGATGATGCAGCAGTAGAAAGAGCAAGAAATAGAATTGAAAGACTTAAGATTGATGCCAAAGATTGGATTGAAGGACTTAACTCTGATGATAGTTTTACAACTATTATGGAAAAAATTTATACAGATGTTCAAGCAACAGGAAATGGTTATCTTGAAATTGGTCGTAAGGTCAATGGAGAAATTGGATATATGGGACATGTTCCATCAACAACTATGCGTGTTCGTAGACTACGTGATGGATTTGTACAGATCATTGGACCAAGACTTGTTTATTTCCGTAACTTTGGGGCTAAGAACCAAAATCCACTAACAGATGACAATCGTCCAAATGAAATTATTCACTTTAAAGAATATTCACCATTAAATACTTACTATGGTGTTCCAGATATTATTGCAGCATTGCCATCACTTATTGGTGATCAACTTGCATCACAATATAATATTGATTATTTTGAAAACAAGGCTGTTCCAAGATATATCATTACCTTAAAAGGTGCAAAACTTTCTGCAGATGCAGAAGATAAAATGTTTAGATTCTTGCAGACTGGATTAAAATCTCAATCTCATAGAACACTCTATATCCCACTTCCTGGAGATACAGATACAACTAAAGTTGAATTCAAAATGGAGCCAATTGAAAATGGCATTCAGGATGGATCATTTAAAGAATATAGAAAACAAAATCGTGATGATATTTTAATTGCTCATCAGGTTCCTATTTCTAAATTGGGTGGTTCAGATTCTGGCATAGCAGCAGCCTTATCTCAAGACCGCACATTTAAAGAGCAGGTAGCAAGACCAGAGCAAGAAAAAATTGAAAAAATACTGTCAAAGGTTTTCAAAGAATTTACAGATATTATTGAATTAAGATTCAATGAACTTACCCTTACAGATGAAATTGCACAGTCTCAGATTCTTGAAAGATATGTTAAGAATCAAATTATGCTCCCTAATGAGGCTCGTGAAATCCTAGATCTTCCTCAAGCACCTCACGGAGATAAGCCACTTGAACTAACTGCTAGAGCATCAGCAGATGCAAATGCAAATGGTAAAAAGAATAGAGCACGAGATGCACAAAGAACAAACAATGCATCAGACACTCCCGCAACTGTCGCTGGAAGAAATCCAAAGGGTCAAGGACGATCATCTCAATAATTGATACAAGTAGTAAAATGTTTGGTATAATAGGAGTGATATGAATATAAATAAAGCACATTGGTCAACCGATGGTACAAATGTTCGTCTCTCAATGCCGTTTGCAAAAGTGGATGAAGAGCGTAGAATTGTATCTGGTTTTGCTACTCTAGATAACCTAGATAAGCAGGATGATATTGTTACTCAAGAAGCAAGCGTCGCTGCTTTTGAAAAGTTTAAGGGTAACATAAGAGAAATGCATCAACCCCTAGCAGTAGGCAAATTGATGTCATTCAAACAAGATCGATATTTCGATCCAAATACAAAGAAATTTTATAATGGAGTATATGTTTCTGCATATATCTCAAAGGGTGCACGAGATACTTGGGAAAAGGTTCTTGATGGAACCTTGTCTAGTTTTTCCATTGGTGGAAACATTCATAAATGGGACGATGCTATTGATCAAAATACACAAAAAGCAATTCGTATAATCAAAGATTATGATCTATTTGAATTGTCTTTAGTTGACTCACCAGCAAATCAATTGGCAAATATTTTGTCAGTTCAAAAAAATGCTGATGGACAAACAACGTTATCAGGGTCTTCATCAGAAGTAGTTCTTGAAAATGTTTTCTGGGATTCAGAAAACGGGATTGTTTCATTATCAGAAGAAGAATCTGCAATTAGCCCAGTAGACGGAAGTCCAATGAAAAATATAGGTTTCGTTGAAAAAAGTGATAACGAAAAAACAGAAATGATAAAGTTCTTAGTTGATAGTGCTAAAGGCATTAAGACAATTAAGATGACAAAGGAGGTTAGTCCTATGACAGAAAATACAAATGTTTCCGTTGAGGATGTTGCAGTTGAAACTACAGTTGTTCCAATTGGATCAGAATCAGAAACACTAAATAGTTCAGAGGTCGCTCCAGAGACACAACCAGAGGAAGAGACACCAACACTTGATGCTTCATTGGCACAATCTGAAGAAACTATTGGGGAACCAGTAGAAAATAATTCAGAAGCAAATGAACCACAAGATATTGTTGATGTTAAGAAATCAGATAATGCTATCGCTGAAGCAGTATCAGACATGAAATCTTCTCTCACAAATGCCTTTGGCGATTTAGCAGCAACAATCAAATCTATTAATGATCAGGTTGCTGAGTTGAGCAAGTCCCTTTCATCAGTAACTTCTGATGTTGCAAACGTAACAAAAGAAGTTGCAAGCGTTAAGGAAAACTTTAACGAGTTTGGAAAGCGAGTAGATGCAGTAGAAACTGACACTGCTTTCCGCAAGTCTGGCGATCTTGGCGAGATCGTGCAGTTTGAACCTGTGAAGGTTCAGAAATCCCTATGGGGCGGTCGTTTCCTCAAAAATACCGACCTATTTAACTAGTAAAAAATCACAGGAGGTGAAATATATGTCGGAACAAAATAATACAGAGATCGTAAAGAACTACCCATCATCAGATGCACCAGCAGGTGCATTGAACGGTGAAGGTTCATTTGCATCTGGAACAACAGTTGGAGACGCAACCCCAAACGGGTATGGCGTTCTTAGCAATATTCCAGTTGCGAACCTAGGTTCAACAGGCGGTCCTAACGCAGTAAACCCAACTGGTGTTGCAGGAGGAATCTTGCTACCAGAGCAGGCTCGTCGTTTCATTGACTATGTGTGGGATGCAACAGTTCTCGCCCAAGACGGTCGTAAGGTTACTATGAGAGCAAACACCATCGAACTTGAAAAGGTTAACGTTGGTGAGCGTGTTATCCGTGCTGCTGCTCAAGCATCATATGATTACACAAACGCAGGAGCGACTTTTACAAAGGTCGAATTGACTACAAAGAAGATTCGTCTTGACTGGGAAGTTTCAACTGAGTCACTAGAAGACAATATTGAAGGAGGTGCTCTTGAAGACCACATCGTTCGTTTGATGACAAATGCATTTGCAAATGACATCGAAGATCTCGCTATTAATGGCGATGGTTCAACAGGAGATTTCCTATCTATCATGGACGGTTTTGTTCACCGTACAAAAACATCAGGTTCAGGAGCACACGAGTCAATCGTAGAGGTTGAAGACAATAAGTGGACAACTGATATTATGCAAAATATTATCTTGGCAATGCCACGCAAGTATCGTGCTCTCAAGTCTAACTTGAAGTTCTATGCTGGTACAGATGCATTCCAGGGAATTATCAAGCACAACGGTACACTTGCTGATGCAATCGCAGAGGCATTTGCTGGTACTCCAGCAGGTACACCTGCAAACCGTCAAGCATACCTTGATGGTAACGCTCAGACATTCGGTGGTGCTCGCACTACTCGTGTTCTAGGTGTAGATGTTCAGGAAGTTCCATACTACCCTGCAGGATATGTAGATCTTACATTCCCACAGAACCGTGTATGGGGATTCCAGAGAGACATCACTGTTAATCGTGAATACAAGCCAAAGAAGGATACAATTGAGTATACAGTCTTTGTCCGCTTCGGTATTCAGTGGGAAGAACTTGATGCAGTTGCTTATG